CTAGCAGGCCGCAGCCCGCGCGCAGTCGGGAGCCCTGGGCATGGCTGTCTGCCCGTTTAACATTCACACGCAGCCCACTGCGTAGTGTGGGGCGGCACGAACCTTAGTGGTGAAGACGTTGCCAGTAGAACCACAGACCCGTGAGATTCGGGTCACCCTTACAGCGCGCATTCGACGTATTCGGATGACGCAAGCTGATGTCGGGGCGCCGCTTGCGTAGGATTACGGCAAAAACCAGTTTCGCTACGCTAGCGTGCGCTGTTCTGTTATCATGCAACGCCTGCGGGATGTCGTTTTCCGTAGGTTTCAACGCAACACGTTTACACGGCACAACTTACGGCGTTTGAATACGTCGAAAGGTCGCTGATATATGGGCTACAACCATCGAGGGCGCATCACGCGCGATCACCGCCTGGAGATCAGGCTGTCCACGCCGGAGCACGAGCGTCTAAACTGGGCTTGCACGCACACGGATCGACCGGCAAGCCAACTGGTGCGGGCGGCGTTGGCTGCCTACATCGACAGCATCGCAAGCCATGATTCCGCGTCGCTCCCTGGCCAGTCGGCAAAGCCTTCGGGCAGTGGTGCGCCTCCTCAACGTCCTGGCGGCACCTACTGATGGGCGCAAGGTGCGGGTGCGGGTCGTGAAAAACATGCCCGCCGACCGCATCGGCGACTGCTCACAACACAAGGACCACTACCTGATCCGTTTAGACGCGCGGGTCGTGGACCAACAGCCCGACGCAACGTGGCTCCTACTTGCTCACGAGTGGGGGCACGCGCTAGCGTGGGAGAACTGCACACACAGCCACGGGGAAGCGTGGGGGATGGCCCTCGCTCGGGCGTGGCGAATCATTAGCGGCGAACTATCGCCAGGAGACCTAGAGTGAAGTGGACTGAGTTGTCCGAGTCGGGCTATTGGGTATTCCCGACCAAGAACAGACAGAAGTTTCCGACACAGTTTAACGGGCGCAAGTGGGACGCGCTCATCAAGGAGGGCGAGCACGAGCTAGCGCACGCTTACTTGTGCAAGGAGGAGGGGACGGGCGCTGCGTTGTGTCCGCAGCCGGGTGATCCAGTGCCGCTGCTGATCCTCGACCTCGACACTTACGGGATGCCGTTCAGTGCCGTGTGGTCAAAGATCGCGCCGGACCACGACATCCCCGACAAGACATGCGTGGTGCGCTCACCATCGGGCGGCTACCACATCTGGTTTCGGCTGCCGCCGGATGTCATCGCGTCCCGGCTACCAGCCGCGATTGACTTTGGCGGCGGGGTCTCAGGCGAGATTCGCGTGTCGTCCAAGTCGTGCCGCCTCATCATGCTGCCGGGCTCGTTGGTCACCAACAAGCACGGCAAGGCAGCCAAGTATGAGGTGGCGCGTGGGTCGCTGAACCCGAAGGAGCTACCCTACCCGCCGGAGACGTTGGCCGCTCGGCTGGTCGCTCGCCCCAACCAGGGCAAGCAGACTGAGACGGGCGGCAAGCCGACCGAGGCCATGCACCTGCTCGAAATGCTAGACATGATCGACGAGGTGCCGGAGGGCAACCGCAACAACGTGGTCGCTCGCATCGGGCAGATCATGGGGCGGCTGCACCCTGGCAAGGGGGTGGACCCGGAGTTGGTCACCGCCGCCTGGGAAAAGCTGTCGCCCAAGCTCGGCGCATTTAAACAAACCGAGTTCCGAGTGGCGATGAACTCGGGGTGGACGACGGGCAGCCGCAACGGCGAGAAGTATCAGGCGCGTGAGAAGAACCCGACGATCACGGACATCAAGGCCGAGTGCGAGAGCGTGTTCGGCCACACGCCGTGGATGGTTGAGGTGTTCGACTCGGCGGGCAAGCTCAAGGAGACGCTCGTTGGCTTCGGCGGCTCGGCCAAGCGGAGGCACGAGGCAACCAAGGTAGCGGGGCTGACCGATGTGCGGCAGGTGTTGCCGACGCTGACTCGCCTGTCGAGTGCGCCGATGGACACCGTGTCACGCAGCCCGCTGTTCATCCAGCCAGGGTGGAGCAAGGCGCTCGACTTTATGATGCAAGTCGAGAAGGGCGTCGATCATCTGGGCGTGCCTGTCGAGGACCGCTTCTGGGAACTGCTCGACGAGTGGGCACGCATCGCAGCGGGCGACCTGTTGTTCCTCGAAGGGTGGACAGAGAAGCGACCGCAGGGTGCGATCACGCCGTTCATCGTGTGGCCGCTCGACAGTTCGCCGCCCGCTCTCGTGCTGCCGCCGATGATTCAGGAGTCGCTGCTGACTCGGCTCGGCGACATCCCGATGGCGCGCAAGCTCAAGAAGCAATACCTGCTCGACAAGACGCTGGTGGGTATGCGCAGCGGGAGCAAGGTCTGGTGCTGTCCGATCGGGCAGCTTCCTATTCCATCACAAGAATACATCGGAGCGCAGTATGAGTTGTTCGTCCAACGACGCGCGGAGGATTAGGCTCACTGCCTTCGATGGCCCGCCGGGCACCGGCAAGACGCGGCGCATCGTGCAAGAGGCGCAACGCTGGTCGCGCGAGTCGCGCATCGCCGTGGTCACCTACACCAAGGACGCTGCCGCGATCGTTAAACAGCGTGCGCCGAACATCGTGTCGGGCACGGTTTACTCACTGACTTGGCCCTACGTCAAAGACTACGCCAAGAGCAAAGCCGGGATGGCCCGGCACGCTGCGAGCTACCAGCAACGGAAGATTCACCACCTGTTCGATCCGGCGCTGGAGCAATACAAAGCCGACGCGCCGAGCGCCCGGCCGCCGCACCGTTTAGACGAAGCCGCCCGTCGGCTGCACGGCTGGGAGAAAGGCGAGCCGCCGTTCCCCCTGTCCGAGTCCAAGGCAGAGGCGCAGTTGAAGTTCCTGCTGCCGATGGCTCGGTGGCTGGAGGTTGGCGCCCCGGTGCCCGCCGAAGAGCACTTCGACATGCTGATGATCGACGAGTCGCAGGACATGTCGTGGGTCGAACTGCGTGCGGCGCTCGCACTGGTCCGGCCGGGCGGTGAAGTCTGGGCGTTCGGTGATCCTGGGCAGGCCATCTTCGGCACGCCCAAAGGCATGACCGGCAGCAGCCTGCCGCCTGTGTGGGAGCGTGCCGACCAACGCACCGTGCTGGACAAGGGCTACCGGGTAGGCAACCCGGTGGCGTCGGTCGCAGCCAAAGCGTTGAAGTCTTGGTATGACCGCCCGGCTCGCACGTTCGCTGCCGAGCACGAGACTGCGCTGCACACCTGGGACTGCGAGCACGCGCCGAGGGCGGGACTGGTCATGGGCTACTCCCGTGCCAGCGTGGCCAAGGCGTTTACAGCTTGGGGGCTCAGGCAGACCGGCGTGGTGCCGAAGGTAGCCGAGGCTGACCACGAGCTTGTGCTGTCCACCGGGCACGCAGCCAAGGGCGCCGAGGCCAACGACGTTTACCTGCTGCCCTGGTCACGCATCGCCATGGACAGGCTGATGCAGAAAGATCCCGCCACGTTGCGGCTGCTCTACGTGATGCTCACGAGAGGGCGCAAGCGTGTGCATGTCCCGAGAACGCTGAAAGCGAGGTTGCTATGAGGAACATTGCTGAATGGTTGCGCCGTGCCTACGACAAAGTGGCTCGTCACGTTCCTAAACCGACGACTAACTATTCGTCGGTTCCAAAAGCTGCGCGCGTAACCAACACGCTAAGCAACCAAGCGCGGTTTGCCGACTGCTGGATTCGCCGCGTCGGCTACGCCGCGCACGTTGCGACGGCTGACCTAGCCGCCATCGAATACAAGCCGCTGACGCCGGAGCGTGAAGAGTGGATGCTTAACGCTTGGTTGAAAGGCGTAACTTGGGCGCCCATGCTCATCGAAGCTGTGGTAGAAGACGGTCGCTGGATGGTCAAGAACATCAAGAACTACGACATCTGCCTGTTTCTCAAGGAGCGGCAGCGAGTGATGGTTGTGCAAGTCGTCGAACCCGGCTACCTGTCAGGCACCAACGAGAAGATGTCGCTTTTAAACGCCGGCCTTTACTTCCCAGACGGAAAGCACTGCCCGATCGTTTTCGGAAGGATCGTGCTGTGATCCATCGCTTGCCCCGCCACCAACTACTCGAACTGCTCAGCAAGGCAGACCCCGACCAGTGGTGGGTGCTGGACACGGAGACCAACGGGCTCGATGTCGTCGGGCATGACGCACCGCACTACGCATGGTGTATCGGACTGAGTCCGCTGGGCTCGCCCAACGTGTTCATCATCTCGCACGAGGAATATCTGCATTGGGGGCTGAGCGAGCACCTCGCCAACCTGCACCTGATCGGGCACAACTTGCGGTTTGACCTGCACGCGCTAGACCTTCGGCCGCTCGTGCCTTGGCAAGACACGATGTGCGCCGCCTACTTCGGACACACTGCGGGCAAGCGGTCGATGGATCACATTGCTCGTGTAAACGGGTGGCACAACATCCCGACGCCGGAGCTATTGAAGCAAGGCAAGATCGGCATGGTGCCCGAGGAGCAGTTGTTCGAGTATCTGGCGAACGACTGCGTCATCACCAGCAAGATGGCGAAGAAGCTCCAGATGGAGGCGGCGGCGTTCGACTACCGGGTCGAGCAAGCGGTCTACGAGATGGAGCGGCGGGGCATCCGGCTGCTGGAGGACAAGCTCGACGATGTGCGGCACCAGCTTGAAGCCATGATCGAGGAGCGGTTGGCTGCACTGCAAGCGGAGGGGCTCGACGGCAACCCTGACTCGCCGATGCAGGTGGCGCAGTGGTTGCTCGACTGCGGGCGGCGCCTGCCGCTGACGGCGACGGGCAAGCCGAGCACCTCGAAGCTGGCGCTGCAACGGCTGGCCGACGACGGTGACGATCTCGCCGATGCCGTCATCCAGTATCGCAAGACGACCAAGCTCAAGTCGGCGTTCATCGAGCCGCTGCCGTCGATGGCGCAGGACGGCATCCTCTACCCGAGGACGAACACGACGCGCACCAGAACCGGCCGGTTCTCGTGTGACACACCAAACCTACAGCAGATTCCGAAGCGTGGCCCGCTGGGCAAGGCGCTGCGGGGCTGCATGACGTCGCCCGATCGGGACGGCGTGATTACCTGTGACTTCTCGCAGGTGGAGCTACGGGTGGCGGCTGCGTTCGCCAACGAGCCCGTGCTGCTAGAGGCATTCGATCAGGGCCGCTGTCCGCACACCGAAGTCGCGGCCAAGATGACGGGGACGACGATCGAGAGCGTCACTCCCGAGTCTCGGTTCAAGGCTAAGGCTGTCAACTTCGGAATCCTCAATGGGATGGGGGCGAAGCGGTTGGCGTTCGAGCTTAAGTCTGACAAGGGGACAGCGGCCCGCTTCCTCAAGGACTACAAGCGCAACCTGCCCCGTCTAAACGACTGGATGGAGGGCGTGTGGCGAGAGGCCGAAGAGTTCCGGGTGGCCAAGACCGTGGCCGGGCGCACCCGCATCTTTACCTCGAACGAAGAGACGCGGCCCGCCGTGTCCGTCATCGTGCAAGGGTCGGCTGCCGAGTTGATCCGGCACGCGCTGGTTGCTGTGCATGACGCTGGGCTGGAGCCGCTGCTCACCGTTCACGACGAGATCATCGTCGGCGGTGACGACCCAGCGAAGGCGGAAAAGCTACGGCAAGCTATGGAAGGCGCGGCCAACGGCGCGTATCCTGCGGCCTTCGGCGCTGTGAAGTTCCTCGCCGAAGCAACGCTCGGCCAAACCTGGGGCGATGCCTGAACAAGAATCCATTGTAAACCTCATCGACCGACGCATCCGAGAGGTGCTGTCGGAGATGGGAGACCGTCCACCGAGGGATAAGGAAGCCCTCGCTGGGACCGTAGAGAAGCTGCTCAAGGCGAAGCCCTTGGCTGCCGATCACGGTCTTAACCTACTCGAAGTCCTTAGAAACCTAGAACGTGGCCCGAAGCCACTAGAGGAAACTGACACATGAGTTCCGATACGTTTGATCCCGATCGCCTGCTGAACGCGACGATCACCGAAGCAGAGTATGAGGGCAAGAAGGCCCTCACGCCGGAGGGTTCTTACCCCTCCTGCACCATCACCGATGTGCGTGCTTTCGAGCCGCACGAGAAGGCCAAGGAGAAGGGCGTCGAGGCGCGCTTCCTGGTGGTCTTCGACTGCCCGACTTTCGACGGCGACCTTTCGACGTTCATCAACTACAAGCGCCCGCTCAACGCGAAGGCGACCTACACCAAGTTGATGAAGGCCGTGTGGCCGGACAAGAAGGTGGCGCTCACCAAGACGCCGCGCGACCTGATCGGCGAGAAGGTCTCCGTCAGCGTCTTCCACGAAGACGGCGACTTCGGAGAGTGGGCTGAGTTCCGATTCACGCCCGCTCGCTAGTAGCAGAGAGCGAGAGAAGATGGTTCGTCTTGGGGGCAGACGTTAAACGCCCCCACTTATCTATGTCAGAGCAAGAGTTCAGTGAAGCTGTGCAAGTCGGCAACGTCAGCTTCATCTATTTCCCCGGCGATTGCGGAGGCCGACTGATCCCCGCAGCGCACATCAAGTCCATCGTCCCTGACTTCAAAGGGTCTGGCTCGATGGTCTTCCTCACCGATTCAGAGAAAGCAGTAAAGGTTAAACAGAGTCCAAAGGAGATTGCAGATGACCTCATCGAAGCACCGACTTCCCAAGCCGACTGAGCCCTACCCGGACTGGTCGCGCTTCCTCAAAGCTGTGTGGCTGCACGGCATGGACGTCGCCAACAGCGACCCCGTGTTGATCGGCAAGCACGTAGACGACGCCGCAATCAGCATCAAAGACTCGATGCTTCAGCGCAACGAGGCGCTGCGTGTGCGGCCTTCGGCGTTCCTGGCGTGTGCTCGCCAAACCTACTACGCCGCGTCTGGCCTCAAGGGTGGCGACATGCCGGGCAACATCGGCACGACGTTCGCCGTCGGTCACCTGCTGCACGAGCTTAGCTACGCTGCGGTCAAGGCGGCCATCCCGCAGGGCTTTGTCGCCGAGACTGAGAAGGACGTCGATATGCCTTCGTGGTGGCCGTCGGACTACGACCGCTTCAACCAGGAGGGCCACGTTGACATGTTCATCAAGCTCTACGACGAGGACTTGGCCAGCGGCTACCTGCCCGACGACGCGCCAAGGTCCATGCTTGTGGACTTCAAGACGATGGGCGGCTTCTCGTTCAAGAAGCACGGCAAGACCATCTGGGGCGAAGACCCCGACGGCTTCGGCTACCTCGCTCAACTCGCTGTCTACGCCGACGCGCTCGGCGTGCTCGACACGGGCGCCATCATCGCGGGCATCAACCGCGACTCGTTGACGCAGCCGCTGCTGCCTCGCTTCATTTCCCCCGCTGCGCTGACCGCTGAGCGTGATCGTGTGCGGATTGCCGTTGAGATGGCCCTGGAAGGGGCCGACCCAGGAGAGGAGTTCCTGATTCGCCATGACCGAGACGCCAGCTTCTACTGCGGACGAGCCGGAAAACCCGGATACTGCCCCTACCGAGACGTCTGCGCAGCAAACCCCACACGAGGAGATGCCTGACCTGGGCGCGCTCATGCAACGCATGACGGACCATGAGCTAGTCAAGGTCGGCCTTGTCGCCATGGCCATCCTGCACGAGCGGGCAAATGGATCAGGTCAATAGACCGCAGCACTACACTGCGGGCGACATCGAGACGATCGACGCCATCGAGGCGTCGATGTCTCCCGAGGGTTTCGCCGACTACTTGAAGGGCAACACCATCAAGTATCTGTGGCGCTACCAGCACAAGGGCAAGCCCGAGCAAGACCTTCGCAAAGCGCGGTGGTATCTGGACCGCTTAATCGAGCGAGTCGCTTCTGCTGACGTGCTTTAACGGCAGCGCGCGTCGCGCGAAAGCTCGCGCAGTTCTTTGAGATAGCCCGCCGCGCGTGCGTGCAAGCGATCGACCTCGCGATAGACGTCGCGGTAGGCGCCTGTCCTGGTCGTGTTAAACAGCACTTGCCCGTAGGTGGCACCGTCTGGGTTGGTGGTCACGCGCTCGAAGAGGTCGATCTCGATTTCGCGCAGCAGTGTGAACTCCTTGTGACGTGCAAACGCCAGCGCTGTGGTGTTGAGCATGACCTCCGGGTCGGCAGGGTCTAGCTCGAACTGCTCCGCGTAGAACTTGGCTAGGTCCAGCGTCGTCTTCTGCACAAGGGCCAAGCCCTCGACAGAGCCGAAGCGGGCAACCGCCATGTCCTCGATGGACTCCAGCTTCTCGAAGTTACCTGCCGACTTCTTCTGCGGTTGTTCCATTGTAGCTCTCTCTTTGGATGTCCTGCACACGCATACCCAACTCAAACGTCGGGAGCAGCACGCAGTCGATGTGCGTGTAACCGAGCTTGCGCGCAGCGGTGACCCGGTTCGTGCCGCCAAAGACGACGTTGACGACCGGCTTGTCGGGCAAGTAAGGGCGTGTGCTTGTCTCGATTAGCTCGCGCATCAGATCCTCGCGCGGCCCACGCACCACGATGACCGGATTGGCCAAGCCTTGCTGTTTAATCGACTCGGCAACACCGTCTGCAAACGTCGGCACATCGCGCACCGGGCAGTGCAAGTCGTCAAGTGGCATGAGCCGCACCTCGAACGTGTTGACGCCGACGCCGGGGAAGCGCAGGCGACTGGCTCGGCTGGCTAGATGTAGTTTAGTCATCGGGGATAGTCTTGCTGAACATAAGCAACGCTGCCAGTGTAGCGTCGTTCTCGTGCGAGGTCTGGCCTGTGTCAGCCGTGATAGCTTGGACAACCTCTTTGACCTCGCTCTTCTTCGGGATGAACTTGCGGCTCCATTCCCGACCAGCCACGCGGCACACCGCCTTCTTGAGAGACAGCGGTGATGCGTGCCGGAAGGTGATGTTGTTGGTGTGCGCCCACGCCACGATGATCGAGGACACGGCCCACAAGAAGGCGGTCGTCTTGATCTGCCCCATGATGAACGGCGGCGTCTCGCTAGCCACCGCCTCGATCGGTCCGTGCTCTGCGTTTAAAGCCTCTAGCTTAGGCCAGAGGAACTTGGTGAACGCCATCGGTGCAGTGGCTTTGCCGACCGACATGTTTTCCGAGTGCAGCACCTTGGCTGCTTTCCCGTTAGCCGTGATGCGCACGACGGACAGGCCGAGGTTGCGGTAGCCGGGATCTACGCCAAGAACAATCACTTCGGCCCTCGCTTGTTTAACTCCAGCATCTCTCGATAGATCCTCTCGCGCATCTGGCGGAAGGACTCGGGAATGCGGCTCTGTCCTGGCTGTATGGTGGTAGCAAACTCTAACGCCAACATAGCTTGTGGGCGTTTAATCACCAAGTAAGGCAGGCAAGAGTTGAGGATCTCCGCTGCGGGCAAGCCGTTAGTGTTCCAGCGATACTCGTCCTTCCACTTGTGGCTGTGCTTTTTGTAGCGGTTGACCCGCCCGCCGAAGTGCTCCGCAAAGAAGTCGAGCAGGCCACGGCACGTGTTCGATACAGACACGCGCATCATGTAGCGGGCCGACTGCCTGGAGTGATCGGCGCTAATCCAGATGGCGCCGTCGCAGTCGAGCACACCCGCTACGTATCCTTTGTGGCCTGCTTCAAGCGTCACGTTTTCTTGGCGGCAGCGGCGCGCGCGATGCGCTCCGCAAGAGTAGCGGCGGGGCCTCGCCAGAGGCGCACACCGATCAGGGCAAGGGCGACTTCGCCGACGATGCGGCCGACCTGTAGATACCACGGCTCGCCGCTGTTCATCTCCAGCGCTTGGCGCAAGGCTTCGGCTTGCTCCATGGTGACGACGCCGTCCGCTTCCATCTGCGCGATGGCTTGCAGCGCCGCCTCTACCTGCGCACCGTCGAGGATGCCGCACGAACAGAAGGCGAAAGGAACTGCGGCCAGGGCCGCCCATCGGAGAGCTTTGCTCATGCTACAAGACTGACTAGGTAAGAGGCGACGGCGCCCAGGGCGGTGCAAGCGCCGAACAGCAGGGCTTTCGATCCTTCGAGAAGCCTGACCCGCTGGTCTAGCTGGCTGATGTCTTCTTGCGTGCGCACTTCTTGTGCGATCAGCGCATCGACCTTGCCCTCTAAACGACCGAGGGCAAGCAGAACGTCGTTAGGAGTGTCGGCCATTACTGAAACACCTTCTGTTCCGATTCGCCGACAAGCTGACGCAGCCCGTTTGCGAGATCCTGCGCGCGGTCGATGAGGCGTTGCCGCTGGCTTCGGTCTTCGGTAGCCGCAGCACGAAGCTGGAGTTGTTTAATCATCCTGCGATACGCGAGGTTGGCTCGCACGACTTCGTGCTTTTCACGAACCTTGCGAACGCCAGGACCAAACACGTTGCTCGTGATGATCGACTCCATCGGGGTGTAGTCCACGAACGGACTCTCCTCGCTTGGGAAAGGCCGCTTGCCCAGCATCATGTTCAAATACTTAAGCGGCCACACGAGGTCGGCTGCTTCCTCGAATGCGCCCTTGCCGGGGACGCCGCGCGACGGATCACCAAAGAAGTTGTCTGTTCCAGGTAGCATGACGCTGGCCAAGCCCCCGATAGCCGAGATACCTGCTTCGCTATACATGGAGCGCATGCGTCGTTCATCCATAGCACCAACGCCGGGCACGGCTTCTGCCATTGGCATGAGGATGCGGTCAGCGAACGCGGCGACGAGGCCAGCCGCTTCGAGGTTGGCGTTTAGACGCGACAGGTCAAAGCGATATTGGCCAGCTACTAGGTTGGGTTTGCCCTCCTGAGTCGTGACCAGCTTTTGGTCTCGGATGAAGTGCGTCAGCGACGCCAGCTTAGCCGGGTCTTCCATGAAGCGCGCCCAAGCCCAAGGCATGTAGTGGCGCGGGAAGGTGTAGTAGACCGAGAAGCGCTTCATCACGTTCTTCTCGAACGGCGTCAGCTTCTCGTAGGGAACGTGCGCTTCCTTGGCGATCTCGATGGCCCGCTTGATCGGGTGGCCCTCGCGCACCAGAGCAAGGGCGGTTGCCGTGCGGTTGAGCACCTCCGACGTCTCTGCGATGTTGGCGCCCTTCTCCATCAGCTTGCGCCCTGCCTTGAACACGCCGCCGTAGCTAGGCTCGATGGCGTTCATTTTGATGCGCATCAAGTTGTCGGCGACGCCGCGAGAGCCGCGCGTCAGGCTGCTGGCGAAGGTGCCGTAGAGTTGCATCTCGCCCGCAACCTGCACGAACTCAGCCATGTCGATCTCGGTGCCGTCTTGCAGCTTGATCGTCAGGTCTTCAAACTGGTCAAGCTGCGCTGCCTTGGCCGGGTCTTGCCTGCCAAGGAACGCGGCTAACGCGCCGTCGCCGTGCTGTTGCGACGCCTGCTGAATGGCGGTGCGGTCGCCCTTAAGCAAGTTGACGAAGCCGCGCGACACGGTGTTGCCGCCGACATCCATCATGTCGGTCGCCATCGACACATGCTTAGAGAACTCTTGGTTCCCAAACATGAAGCGCATGGTGTCCATGTAGGACGCCATCAAGTTCTTGGGCGACGCGCCTGCAAGGTGCGCTTGGAACACACCGGACGACAGGTTGGCAACGTGGAACGGGATGCGGAAGATCGTCTGGAACGACTTGATCCCGTAGTTCAGCGCGTCGAACATGCGCAGCGCTGGTGGCGTAACCTTGTGGACCTGTGCTGCCGACTTCACCAAGCCGGTGATGTTGTGGCCGTGGCCAAACACAACGTGCTTGCCGAGCATGTCGGCCGCTTCGCGCGTGCCCAGCGGCGCTTTGAACAAGCTGTTGTGTAGGTCGGAGCGGAGGCTCGCGCGCGTGAACAGCTTGCCCGTCGTCATCTTGACGCCTTCGGCCAGCGTCTCTGGTGCGTGGCCAAGCGCGAGCATGCCGAAGCCCGTCTCGTTAAGCATCGAGTTGTCGA